GACAATCTGAATGGATTTACGGATACTATCCGCAGTATATTCCCTCAGTCATCCACTCAAATCTGTGTGGTACATCAGATCAGAAACTCCTGTAAATATGTCGTTTATAAGGATAAGAAAGAGTTTACAGCGGATATGAAGAATATCTATAATGCACCCAACAAAGAGGTTGCAGCTACAGAACTTGACAATCTGGAAAAGAAATGGGGAGGAAAGTATCCTTATGCTATACTTTCATGGAGAAACAACTGGGATGATTTGACTGTTTTCTTCCAGTTCCCGCTGGAAATCAGGAAAATAATCTACACAACTAATCTCATTGAGAATCTAAACGGAAAAATCAGAAAGTACACCAAATCAAAGCTTTCATTCCCTTCGGATGATGCTGTAAAAAAGACCGTTTATCTTTCGCTTATGGAGATTGAAAAGAAATGGACAATGCCTATTTCAAACTGGGGCTTGATTATGAATCAATTTATGCTTATGTTTGAAAACAGAATTCAGATATAAGAACAAACTTACAACTGAATCCTGTTTCCATTTACACAAAATTTTGGACAGTGTCTATTATAAACTGCTTTTTAGGTATAGATAGGTCTATACATTTTACTGTGCGTGTTAACTTAAAAGCTGAAACCATGCAATTTTCCAAAAAAGGACGATGAAGTTCCTCCCAACAGGCATTGATACTTGTTCCTAAATACAAGCAAGGATAACCAGGAGCACTATATCTTTGGGTTTTTATAAGACCTCTCTTATTTAGTGGTATATGAAACATATCTCTATAAGATACCGATCTCCTATCCTGCACAATCCTCATTCTATATAAAATCGCATCAGTAAATACATTTTGTTCTAAGAATGTAGATAATCGATACTTATCCATTAGTTCTTCAAATTTATTAAAAGCTAATGAATGAAGTCCTTCGTAAGATAAATCAAAAATATTCTTAATGCCATCAATATATATATCAATGTCGTTTTTAAATCCATCATATAGTCCATGATCAAGTTCTTTGATATCAGAACAATAATCTGACAGAATTTGATTTATCGAATCTCTAAATCCAACAAGTTCTGTATATGTAAAAGGAAGTTTCGCCTTATATTTTTCAAATAATTCAAGTCGTGTCATAAATAAAGATTTTCTACAAAAGTACATAAAGTTTCAATATGAAATCCAAAATGTCAATAACTATTGCTATGTTCTTTTGTTACAAGACTATTGTAGTAAAATCTAAGACTCTTATAAGCTACTATTTCACACAAAATCTACTTATTGCCTATATACCTAAATTTTAGAAATCAGCGGGTATTTTCAGTTGATGATAAAATTAAGTATATAGAGTCTAAAAGGAAGAAGAGACTATCTCACAGATCACTTTATTTTGAGATAGTCTCTTAATCGGTTTCAGAAAAATATTATTCAAACATTATTTCTAGTATGTCAAGTTTGCTCATCGGCCATTCATTCTCCTTGGCTAGTTTCAAAACCCCGTCTTCAGAAAGCTTGTCCAAAATGATATCTACTTCTTTGTCCAGTTCCGGCTTGCAGGCAGCATCTACTCTTTCCTGATACGCCTTGAAGCTTTCATTTACTGTCTTTCTTTCTTCATCGGACAGTTCCTTCCACTTTCCTGCCTTTTCCTGCAACTCTTCAAAGTTGTCCGGTTTGAACTTCTCCTGCGCATCCTTCAGCAAAGCGTCGTACGATTCAACGTGGGGACGCATAGCCTTCCGGTTTTTGATAATTTTGATTGCGTCCTTGTCATCCATTGTTTTGATCTTGGCATCATCCAGCATTTTATATGCTATCACTAATTTCTCCAGTTTCATAATTCCTGTTTTTTAGGTTAGATAATTGAATTAGATGTAATTGTATCATTGAAGGTCTTGAACGCTTCAGCGATCTTCTGGTTAAGGGAAGCCATCGCTTCGGAATATTCCTCGGAAGTGGCATTCCCGTACACGTTAAATGAATTGGAAACATTGACTGATCCTATCTGTTCACCGGTCTCAGAAACTACATTATAGCTTGCTGATGTGTTGCTGCCGGATTCCTTTCCGTTTGAATCGTAATTCACCTGCTCATTGCGGTTGTTGATCACTAATTTTACTTGTTTTGCCATAACTATAATTTTTAAAGGTTATCCTATTTTTAATGTCTCTACTCTGCTTGAAACTAAATATCTTTCCACGCTAGATACTTGGTACCAAATTTCGACTCTTACTTCTTCTGATCCTGATGGTAATGCAACTATTCCAAGTTGTGTCCACTTGAAGCTCAATACAGGATTTGTCTGGCCACCCTTAGTATACTGCCAGTTGGTAATGTACGGTACATTAACATCAGTTGATGATACTCTGATCTCATAAGTAATATTATTATCCGGAAGTCCGTCTGTAAATCTGAATGATACGTTAAAGCCAATTTGGTTGACATCACTGAACTGATCAACTTCAAACGGCTTGTATGGTAAGTCTCGTTTAAACGTACATTTTATTCCGATACATTCTGGAACAGTTATGCCTGCATAGGTAGAACCTAGCTGGCTTACGTCTTGCCATTGATTAGCCAAATTTATAGAACCATTTTCACCATTGATGTGCTGAGTTAGGAAAATTGTAACTGTTCTTTCTTTATCTACCTGCAAAGCAGAAGGAAAGTCAGGTGCAATAAATCTGGTGTACCATGTGTCGTTGTACTTTATAGGTGTGAATGATCCTAAACTTTCGTTTTTCAGTGCTCTGGCATAACCATCCACCAATACACAAGGGTAAGCATTGGCAAAGGTCAGATCCCCGTTAAGAGAAAGGAACTTGCTTATGTCTACTCCTGTTGTATTAGCCCCAGTGGTATCTAAATCAAGCCTTACCCGGAATGATGTAGGTGCGCTCCAGTCAATAGTTGTGGTATCTAAGTACCCTATAAGGTTAGGCTTTGCAAGCCGGGCATATCCCCGAAAATCACCAAGCCTATAAGGAGAACCGCTTCCACCATGTGGTAATGCTACATAGTCATAATTGGCATTATGCAGTTCATTTAACTTTAAATTGTTTGCGCCTTTCAGACCATAAAAAATGCCTTGCAGCTTATCTTCATTGGCTCCAACAAACTCTTCTTCTGTTAAAGTAAACTGGCTAGGGTGATTTATTGGCTTATGGCGGCTCCATTTATTAATGCCGGAAGTTGCCTTGAATGCTGTTTCGGCAACATTACTAACCACACCACCTGAAGCATTTAACGTATCTCTCACATCATCCCATTTTAGGTTCTGAGAGGGAAGAATATCATATACAGCCATATCACTTCCCTCCAGTTATGTTGATAAATCCTGTTACTAACACAAGTCCGTGTGCGCTAATATCATCATCGGTTATTAAATCACCTTCAATGATAACGCATTCAGACAGATCGTAATCTGATTCTTTTGCTAAGAATACAAAATTACCCCCCCCGTAAAATATTTTTACATTGGAGATTCCCTTTTATTAATAAACTTGCTTTTTTCATATTATCAATGTTTTATCGTTTATACTCAATATTATCTGCTCCTAATGCTGCGTTATCTACACCATTAGTCCACTCTAAAGCTATCAATCCGGAATAGTTTTGAAAAACGGTTGTAGGTAAGCGAATAATACCACTAGCTGTGTCTTGTCCGGTTGATCCAGATCCACCAGTTATAGTAATATCTCCATCTGCGAATTTTTGCCTACTAGCTACCCATTGTTCACCATATTCTGTTGCAATGTTATAACTATATACAATCCAACCTGAATTTAAAGGTGTAGTCGTCTTTCGATTTACTTTAATGTTAAATCTAATCAAATTATATTCTTCAGTAACTTCTCTACTAACAACTTCAAACAAATCTTTATATGTAGGCTTTGCGGTTATTGATATTTGTTTGGATCGTTCATAAAAAGGTGAATCAGGATAAGCATATATCATTGCATTTGACGGTATTTGACCTCCTTGTACGGGTTGATCAGTTAGAAAACAATAAGCTATACAAGTAACACCCGGCCCAAACCAAGATGCTTTTGTGTCAATTCTTACAGATAAATTTCCGCCTTTTGATACAGATTCTGATGTTCCGTATGAATAATTTGTAACACTTCCTGATATAGATGTAACTTTTACTGCAACACCTATATAAAAATCCTCATTGATATAGTCAGTTAATTCGCTAAATCTTATGAAAGATTGATTGGCTGATATATTTTCTACAAATAGTATATCGAATGAATCATTATCATATGCCTGACTTGGAAATACTGGAGTGTACTGCGGAACAGCTTTGGGATTATACCCCCTAAAATCTCCTAAACGATATGGTTCAGATTCTCCACCTCTAGGCAATTCGTAGGCCCACTCTAAATTTTGAATATCGGATATCCAGTCTGCTCCACATTTTGCAGGCACAAGACCACAATATCCATTTTGAGCTTTCCAGTAAGTATCATAAGAAGGGAAAGGCTGATTTAGTCTTACTGGTTTATACTTACTCCATTTGTTAATGTTTGCTCCGCTTTGAAATGCTGTAATAGCATTATTATCAACTACTCCTCCGCCGGCATTGAGTGTATCTCGGATATCATCCCACTTTATATCTGTTGTAGGTAAGATTTCATATACTGCCATTGTTAGCCCTCCTTAATTTTAGTGTAACAAGTTAAATTACCTTCGACCTTAAGGTCTCCTAGTACAACAACATCACCTTTAATAGTGACATTGCCATAGATAACACCTTCATGCGGAAGGTACACTTCTTTCTCAACCACCTTTTCAATTACCTTTTCGGTCGGAATGTCTAACTTAAACACTCTGATCATCCAAAGTACGAACTTCTTCATAGCCTAGCTTTTTAAGTTGTTTTTTTAATATGACTATTTCTCTTTCAAGTTTCTTGATTTTCTTATCAGTTCTTGTTTCATAAGTTAGCAAGTGTCTGGCCGTATGAACGGCAAACGTATATGCTACTGTTGCGTAGTCCATGCTGAGCGATTTATCTGAATTGATAATAGCTTCCGGCAAAATTCTCTGAATATATTGCGCTATTCCTCCGACATGGTTCCGGCCATCATCCTTAGTATGCCATCCGTTCCATCTAAACCTAATAGTAGGTGCTTCACATATTTGCTTTAATGACAAATCAACTAAGCCTATTATATTTTTGGCTCTTTGGTCTGATTCGTAAAATGTACCTCCTCCAGTTGAAAGTATATTTCCGTATATAGTTGTTTGTCCTGTATTAATCAGTATTGCGGCAGTTTTATCTTTGTAAATAGCAAATCCTCTAGATCCAACTGATCCATCTCTAGTATTACCAATTTCCCATTTTGTATTATACCACTGAAATACGATTGATGTTCTAACTCCGGTAAGCTCATCACTGCTAATATTGGTTATATTACCATTATTATTGTGTTGTGTATATATGTCGGAACTTTCTTGTCCGGATATTCTTAAAGTTGATCTTATTATAGCATTACCGTTTACATCTAATTTATATCCCGGTTCCATAGTTCCTATTCCAACCTTTCCGCCGCCGTTGCAAAGTATTAAATTATTAGAAGTATTGTGCTGCAAATATAAGCTAGATTGATAATTATTTATTTCACTGGTTCTTCCATTATAATTACCGCTATCATCACATTCTATTCTAACTCTAGAACCTTTAAATGCCATAGCAGACATAACACCAGTAGCATTTACATTTTTTGCATTATTGATATCTCCGCTTACATTATTAGTCCCATCAAAACTTTGCCCCCAAATATTTTGTGCTGTCTGTAATTTCGTAGCACTAGCTACATTCATATCTGTAAACGCTACTTGTCTCCAAGATCCCCAAGAACCAGTATCTCTTTTTGATTTATACCAAATATTGCTTGTGTTGTTACTTGGGGCCCATCCTAGAAATAACTCTCCACAGCCTCCACCATTTCCACGTATTCTTAAAAAGTTACCATAATCAGTAGGCCCGTTTCCGCTTTGATAATATTGAAAAACTTGCATACCGGCATGAGCTGGCATATTTGTTCCAGTCATACTTCCAGTTTCTCCTGTTAAAGCTAATATATCAGCCTCTAAATCGCTTCCTGCGCCATCTACAGTTTTAAGTTTTGCAAGAACATCAGCCGCTGTATACTGTGAAGAAAGTAAGAATGTACTACCTTTAGTCAATGTCAAGCTATGGCCACTTATAGAAGCTGATGTAATTGCATTACCAGTACCAGTTACACTTACAGAATTTACACCGTCCGTTATTCCGTACCCGGCCAAAGTAGTCGGTTTGCCGCTGGTAATATTGCTCCATGAATGGTTATGACTGCTTGCGGCCGCACCAATCCCGGCCGGAGTTATATTGATAGTCTTGGCTCCGGTTGCATTATAAGTAAATTGACTGGTTCCTTCGGTTGTTCCTCCGTTCAGCTTTACAATTAAATTCTGCTTATTTGTAACTTCTGAAATAGTCGGCCATCTTGTCACAAACGTAGATGGCGCGGCTTTAAGCAGTGCATCCCATCCCGAATTAAGATCCGAGATCGTAGCAATGCTTACAGCCGTTAGCCATGCAGGTTTCTGTGCAGCTAGAACAGAATCCCAGCTTGAATGTAGGTCAGTGATGTTTGCGATGTTAGTCGGGAATACAGAAGGTTTTCCGGATACATTATCCCATGCCACATTACCAGCTTCGCCACCTCCTACTGCGACAAGTTTGCCGTTTTCTTTCTTGATAGTCGTTCCATCCACTACTACCCCATCCATGACTGTAGACACGGAAACCGGATCTATTGCATAGGTAGTAATACCCCCTGTTATGGCTAGATTGCCCTCCAGCGTAATTACTCCGTCTGAGGTTTTATGCAGGCGGATTCCATTAACATATACACTGTCCGTTGCTTTTAAATTGGCACCTGTAAATGTGCCGGTACCCGTGATATCTGTTACGCTGGTCAGTGCCCCAGTTACAGGCTTTGTTCCGTCAAAGGATTGTCCCCAAATAGTCCGGGCCGTTTCAAGTTTAGCTGCCGAGTTCGCGAATAAGTCAGCAATGCTTTTCGTTGTTCCTCCTACCGTGATAGAAATGTTAGTCGCTGAGGATGAAGTCAAAGCTGTAAATAAAGCAGTCTTATGTGTACCGTCCAACAAATCGGCATCCAGTCCGCTATTAGAGCCATCTACGGTTTTCAATTTGGCCAAAACATCAGCTGCTGTATATGCGGAAGATTCTAACTTTGCATCCAGTGAATCCTGTAAACCCGATATTTTTGATATTTCTAAGGTTGGTATGTCTGCTGCCGCTAGTGTTTTACCGCTGACAGATGTTACATGTCCTTGATTATTAACTGTGATAGCGGACAAGACTTTTCCATTAGCGGCTGTGATGGTAGTAGCTGTAGCCGTAGGATGCGTGTAATTGTTAAATGTAGCTCCTTTGGTCAGAGTAAGAGTGTGACCGCTAATAGATGCAGCAGTTACGGCATTACCTGTTCCGGTAACACTGACAGCATTAATTCCATCTGTTATACCATAGCCAGCTAATGTTGTAGCTTTAACAGCATAGTTTTTTCCTGACACCCAACTTTCGGTTGCGTAACCTGTCAAAGCAGTAGTAAGGTGCGACTTATTGATCTGTTCCGTGGTAGATCCGGCCAATGCCGTCCACATGGCAGACTTGTCGAAGGATGATCCGCTACCCTCTTTTGCTTTCAACACTTTAGATCCTTCCACTTCTTGCCAGTATATAGTATCATTGTCAATCGGGAGACCATCGTAAATTGTATCAAAACTTTGCCCATTGCTAGCGTACATAGTCAAAGCACCTGTTAATGCCAGATTTCCTTCCAGCATTAACGCACCATCCTCCAACTTCCTCAGCTTAATTCCAGCAATAGTAACCCAGTCCGATACTGCCAGCGAAGGTGCTGTAATAGCTCCGGATGCCTTTATAGCTGCTGTGTTAAGCACAGAGGAAAATGTCTTTTCCCCAGTTATTGTCTGCTTGGTTCCCAGTGTTACGAAAGTACTATCTACATATTTTTTGTCGGCTTTTGTTTCTAGGATCTCTGCTAGATTATCCGTTTCTGCCATTCCGGACAAAAACGCTTCCAGTTCCTTCCATTTGTTTATGATTGTATCAGCATCAGAACCTTCCAAGAAGTCATTCAGCTTATTAGACACAGCTGACAACTCTGATTTAGTGGCATAGTTTTCTATAACCCAATTCTGGGTTGCATATCCATCCAAAGCCGTGGTTAGATGCGACTTGTTGATCTGGTTGTCCGAAGATCCGGAAAGAGCAGACCACATGGCATTTTCATCGAAAGAAGTTCCAGTCCCTCCAATAACTTCAATAAGTCCTGTTTCAGGATTCTTCCGGATAGTTGTGTTATCTAAAGGAAGCCCGTCAAAGACAGAAGGAACTTTCACATCGGCTTCCACGTAGGAGGTAATTCCTTTTCTTCCAAATATATTGTATTTCGTATAGATATAATAGTTGCCATAGTCGTCCTGTTTAAGCTCCCAAAGGTTTTTGATAGATGCGAAGCCCTCCATCATGTCGTTGTGTAATTTTTCGTACGACTGAGACAGGTTGTGGTTAGCATCTTGTAGTGACCCTAGTGAATTATCTACTGATGATTTCCATCCGGAACCAACCTCATCCGAACAGGTGATCGTAGCCTGGCACAGATCATTCAACTTGCGTTGCACCTTGATGATACGTGTATTCTTGTATCCTCCGGTGCTGCCGAAATACTGTTCTGACAGTAAACGCACATTCCACCCTATGCGGAGTGGTGTGCCGTTCTTCTCGATATAATTCCGGTCGATGGTTCCGTTATATTTGTTTGGGTCAAAGCTGTAAGTATTCAGAAAGTCATTCACAGCTTGCTTGTATTCCTGTTCTGCCGCAGTGATGTATTCCTGCGGCATGGCGAAGTTCCAGGGAATGTACTGATCACCTGGATTCGGGACAATTACACCACCTGGGATCTGTGTTGTTTCATCCGGATATACATTGATGATTTCCCATTCTTTAGTATCTTCATGCCACGCTGCCTGGAAGGAACCGTTAGTTCCCCGACCTGCCAGTTCTCCTGTCTGGAACTGTAGCATGTAATCCAAATCCGGAATCTCATAATCCTTCGGATCCCAGGTCATATCATTATCCTTGAAGTAATATATGATGTACTTTCGTCCTTCCTCACTAATCTTTTCTTCAGTTCGTACAGAAGACACTGTACCAACGTATTTCGGGAAAATTGTAGAAAATGCAGCTTCTTCCGTTTCTTCCTTAACGCCATACAGGTCTACGTTTTTATCTACATATAGAGAGCGGTCAGGAAGTTGCAAACGGGAATATCCGTACTTGGTTGCATCTATGTTTCTCGTAGAACCAAGCGGGAACAGTCGCGTAAAGAATTTCACTTCTCCGTTGTCTTCCTGTGCCAGATTAGTAAGGCCATGGAGATATCCCAATTCCACAGTTTCTCCACGTTCAGCCTTGCAGAGGTTAATCACATAACCGTCTGCCCACATTTCCGTATCGAATGTGGACGCTATGCCATTACTGCCAAATGCCGCATCCCAGCACTTTACATTCCGATAACTGATGGTTTTGCTTCCGGAATCGATCACCGTTCCGATACTCCATAGTTTCGCACCGGCACGGCGGTTCATGTTGTCAATCCATAACTGCAGATGTTCGCGTGCACTGCCATCGTAGGAAAATTCAGAAGTTGTTCCTCCTTCCTGAAACAACATCAGCGTATCTTCGGCATCGTGTAGCGGAGCATAGAACTTTACACTGTATTCGTAAGTCTGTGTATTTTTTTGTTTCGGACGATAACGGGACTTCACTTTGTATCGCACACCTTCCAGGTCGATATAGTCATCCACATCCAGCGGAACGTATGCGGTATGGGTGAAGGATGCAGATACACTGCACTCTCCTCCTATCTCCTCTGTGACGGTAGAAGAAGAGTTCGGACTGGCTGTCAGTCGAAGGTTGTTGGCTTTATCGTATATTTTCAGTTCCATTTTATCGTCATTTAATCTGTGTTTAATTAATTCCTAAACGGATGGCTGCGGTTCCAGAAACTTGACGGAAAACAGCACATAAAACCGGTCTCTTTCGTAGCTTTCGTACCAGTCCGGTTCAGCCGGCATGTCCTGATACACCATATTGTAAGTCCGGTAATTCTTTACATTTATCGTAAGCATTCCGGACGTAATCAGCGTCATCATGCGCTGGTATTTGTCCAGGCGGTCGGCTGCGGAGCTTCCACGAAGCCAGAACTGCAAGGTACGTTCGATGCTGCCCAGCTTCACGTTTGGGTTCTGAGGAAGCTCTACCCCGTTCCGTTCCCGGAAGTCTACGGTAGTAATATCCTTCGCCTTGGGCATGCGAAGCAAGGCATCCATGTTCACGTGTCCACCTTCTTCAGTCTCGCCCAGGAAGGCACCGTATTCCGTCCATACGTCTGTTCCGTTTATTGTAAGGTATCCTGTAAGGTCCATTTCTTTCAATTGATAATTATTTAAGCTGTATTCCGTTCATTTTCATATCACTCAATATCTCGTGTATCTCCACCAGATGTGCCGTGTGTCCGGCTATGGTGGCCAGCGCCTGGCTGTCCTGCTTCTGTGTGTTTCGGATTTCCTGTACAAACTTGTCAATATTCGCCAGATGTGTCTGCATGTTACGCCCTATGCCCTCGAAGGTGGATATGCTTTCCTGGCTCATTGTTGTAAGTGCACCACTGCCGGGCGACTGGCTGCTTCCCGATCCGGATGCAGACCACCCGAAAGTATTCATCAGCTCTTCCCGGTCTTTTATCATCTGATCCACCATTGCCTGATTCTGTTCCCTCAGACTATCCACTTCATCTCTGGTCAGTCCGTCTTCGCCTAATTTTACCCAGTTGTCGTATAAGGCTTTAATCTGGCTGTTGTATTTATTCGCAATAAGTGAGCGGAAGAAGGCATTCTGGAGATTCTTTTCCAGATTGTCTGCCAGGTCTTCGTTGGTAGATTCCAGATCAGATATAAGGTCAAAGTATCCATCCTTAAACGCATCAAATCCGATTCCGGTAATGGCTTCCTGTTCCTTTGAGGCTATTTCTTCCAGTTGATCCGCGTAAGAACCGATATTTTGTATGTAATCGATGAATTCAGAATTTACATCCGTCAGTACGGAAACAAACTTCTCATCCTGAAGCACATTCCCGATGATACCTGCATCCAGCCCCAGTACATCACCCAGACTTCCGACCTGCTCTCCGACCAGTCCGGACAATCGCTGCCAGTCCTGTGACGACATCCGGTCATTCACCCGATATCCCAGGGAGTGGGATCCGATACTTGCACCGCTACCCGCCAGCATATTGGCCAGCTGCCTCTGCCGTTCAATCTGCACGTTTACCAGTTTTTTTGCTTCCTCTGCTGCCTTCTGCGCTTCTGCTCCGTAGTTGATGTCGATGTATTCCTGCTTCTTTGAAATAAGATCATCCCATATATCAATCAGCCCTTCATACTTTGATTTCAGATTTTCATATCCGGAATAATCTGCACCGCCGAAGCCAAACAGTCCGGCTATAGTATTCCCGACTCCAGTCAGAATCTTAATTGATCCAGTAATGGCACTGAATGGTTTGGTAATGTCAATACTTTCCAGTCCATTCATTACCTGACTGACTCCGTTCAATGTTTCACTGACTGCTTCCGGAACTTTTACGCCAAGGTTACCCAGCATGTCTACGATATCATTTCCGGCATCAACAATGGCCATTCCTTTCTGTCCGATAGAATTGGCCGCTTCTGTCAGATTCTTCTGGGCACTGTATCGTTTATCCTGAGCAGCACGAAGTCTTTCCTCCGCTTCGGCCTGTGTGACCAGCTTGCGGGTAAGGGTTCCTGTTGCTTCGTCATATTCTTCCACGATGGCACTTCCACCCATCTGAGCCTGTTGCAGCAGGTTCTGAGCAGTACGTACCTCTTCCATGGCGGACTTGTAGTCCTCGTATCCCTTCTTCATTGCCTCGAACGGGGAACGGTCGGCCAGCTCGGAGTCTATCTCCTTGAAAGCATCCATTACCTCCTTGAAGGATTCCGGACTGATGTCATCACCGATTCCTTCCAGGTATTCCTTCAGCTTCTTGCGAAGGCTTTCCAGCGTATCGGTCGACACACGGTCCAGGTCACCGAAGATCTTATCCCAGTCCATCCCTTTCTTCATTTCCTCGAAGTCCAGGCTGGCCAGCTTGTCGTCACGTTCACGAGTCAATACGTCAGCTTCACCTTCTGTTTCCGCAGCGGCAATCTTCCGCGCGTAATCCATCGCGATGGCCAGACGCTTCTCCTGATACGTGCCGTATTGTTTATTGTAGTCGATAAGGCTCTGTGTAGCCTTGTCGCGGTATTCCTGCTCAATCTGATAGATCTGTTCATTATACACCTGTTCTGCCAGCACACGGTTGTTTTTAGCCGATTCCTTTACGGCATCATATTGGCTCTGCGGAATGTTGTCACCCTGCTTGCGTGCTTTATCCATCTTTGCCAGTGTATCCCGTTCCTGCTTGTCGATGTCGGCAATACTGTCATCATATTCCTGCTTTGCCAGTGCCATGCGCTTGGCAATACCTTCCTGCATGATCTGGATGCGAAGTTTCTCCGTGGTCTGCTGCGCACGAATACGTGCATCGGCAAGCTGGGAGGCGTAGTCGGTCTTTTCTTTAGTAGATTTTGAATAACTACCATCTAGCTCATCATCTATATAAGCCGATGTGTCAATCTGTTTTACTGTCCCTTCTATTATTTTATTGTTCTTTGCTATCTGATCAGTATACTTCTTGATATTTGACATACGGCGCTCATATTCCTCTATCAGTTTACCTTCTGGTGTATTACTGATCCATGCTTTCGCTGCACTGTCAACGATAATGCTTCCTTGGTTTACCTTTCGATAATTTTCCCACATTTTATCACGTTCCTTCAGTGCTTTCCCATATTCATCTTTATTTCTGTTTGTCCAGTTCGTATCTGCATTAATTCCTCGTTGTAGCTCAAAATTCTTCTTTGAATAATCTGCCACTATATCTTCAGCAGCTTGTGCTTGTCCCTTGCGGATAATTGCTTTGGTCAAATCATCGTAGGCAGATGCAGCTTTTCCTGCAAGGATCGTTTCATTAGTCAGTTTACCAAAATAGGAAGGATACATCTTTTGTAATTCATCTACGGCCTTATTTCGCTCCTTCATGGATTTACTACTATCCTGACTGACTGTATAGAGAATCTTAAGTTTTGCAGACTCCTCTGAAGCCGCCTTTCCTCCTTCACGATGGGATGTATTTACAGCTTGTTGTAACTTCTGCGTTTCTGAAAGTTCTTTATTAGCTTTCCCTAAATTCTTTACCCAGTCCATAATATCTTTTCCATACACAATCCCTAAAGAAATAGCTGCGACTAATGCTGTTTGCCAGGAAAACACGGATTTTGCCAATTGTTTCCATACCGGTACACCCTTTTGTCCGGATGCAGCCAGAAGCTCGTTCTGTTTCCGCACATCAGATATTGCATCCGCCAGCATAGGAAGGTTGTTGGAAATAGCGAGGATAAACATCTGCGGCCCCATGGCCAAAGATGGCAGTTCTCTTGCTACCTGGCTGAACTGCAGCTTCAGGTTGTTTGTCTTACGGGTTACAGCTTCGGTGTCGATGTCAATGGCCTGCGTTTTTGCGGTTTCCTCTTTCGTCTTTTTCAAGCTTTTCAGTCCAGCTTCCAGTCCGCGTACTTGTCCGGTAAGAGCCTGAATGTTGGCGGTCTCCTGTGTGTAACTTATACCCGCAGCCTTGTTGACCTCCAACTGGTGTTTCTGTTCGGCAATTACCTGTTTTAATGCAGATATCAGTTGCAGAGTCTGATTTTCCACATCATCCACATTCTTACCCACGCTCTGTAGTCCGGCTTTGGTAAGGTCTTTCATGAATATTTCAAGCTGTACAGGTACTGCCATATCCTTAATCTTTTACTGCGTATTTTGTGAAGAAATCCATCGGGTTCATTCCCTTTGTCGTGTTCTTGTTATCTGTTTGTTTGTGACTGTTTCTTTGTTTCTCCCGTTCCTCCATTTCACGGATCTGTTGCATCATATCCGGCTTCTGCGGAGGAACCCAGTGCGGCATGTCTGCCATCATCATTTGCAGGGTTACTACATTCACTTTGTCCAGAATATAGTCAATGCTCCAGCCTGTTTCCGTGGCCAGCTGACCTACTACGCCGAAAAGGCTATGCGAAGGTTCCGTATGTCCCTTCTTTAACTCCTCGTTTCGTTTTCGCTCTCGTTCCGGCTCGCTAAGGGCTGCATCTTGTTCAGTGCTGCTGCCGATGCGATAATAATCCCGAAAGACGTGGTAGATGTACTGTTCAGAATTTGTCGCCAGGCGGATGAAAGTTCGTCGGGCGTCATCAGTTCCCGAAGCATCCATGCCACCGGGCGGTTTAGTAACCTTCCCAGTACCGGGCCTCGAACAATTCCGTATGCCACCATCCGGCTGATATCCTTCCCATGCAGGAAGATAAACCGGATGCGCTGGTCCAGATTGTATGCATCATATTCTTCCGGAGTCACCCCGATTCGGAGATAACGCTTGCTGATACGGATCAGGCTGCGTGTGGTAGGTGTCTTCATCGTGATGCGGAACGGACGTTTCCGCAGTACCGTATGAAGCGGCAGGCTGATTCCCCCGTCACTGAGGGAGACGCCTGCCAGCAGTTCTATATCCTGTGCCTTCATACTTATCCTTCTGCGTCTGCGGTTGAGTCTGCGGTATCAGGTGTCACTCCGGGAGGATAGATACGGTAACGTCTTTCCTTGCCGTCGGTTGGTTTCAGCATATCCACACGGATACCCATTGCCAGCACATTCTGCATGTTGATACCATTCTGCCATCCGTTACGGCTCAATCGGGAGTTGAATACACGGAAACTGTGGCCTGAATGCATAGTGATAGTCAATACGCCATTGGCTACCATCTTTGTCGGTGGTGTATAAGAGCCGTCAGCTTCTTTCTTTCCACCGAACACATTCACCATGTTTTCCGCATTCAACTGGATAAGGTTCATTGTGAACGCATCGCTTCCCGGATTGGTCATAATGCTGTCTACCGGTCCGTCTGTTACCTGTGCGGCATTCACATCCATAAAGGTAGGCGCATTTCCTGCCGGCTGCATTCCGTTTTCATCCAGCCAGCCCAACGTCTTTTCCCCGCCTTCCGATGTCTTGAACTTTACGGCGGCCACACCATACATCAGTCCGTTGCTTGTATCTGCCATAATCTTGTCGTTTTTAATGTTTGCTTAAATAATATTTAATCAGTTGCCAGATAAGGAAAATTCCCAGCAGAGTCAGGGCTGTTCCTGTCAGCCATCCCTGCACTCCAGGGCGTGCTTCCTTCAATTCATTGCTCACAGTTTCATCGCGTATGCGGTGGTCGGTTTCCGTACGTGTTATGGTTACCTGTCTTCCTGTACTGTCGGCTGTCGCCGTGACGTTCACGCCACCTTCTCCGTCTGATTGTATGTCAATATTCAGACCGTCGTTCCGATAGTTCAGCCCGAATCCGGCAGGAAGTTTACTCAGATTCTGCCACTGCTCCGCACTCACCGAGCAGGTCGCCGTCCTCTTCGGGACCGGCTCGTAAGTTGTTTGCTCGGTTACGCTCGTTCGGAGGCTGTCCGAGCGGACGGTTTCCGAGCTGGCCTTTCTGCTGCTGGCGCAGGAAGATAATGACAGGACAGCGGTCAGCATACTTGCAAGTATGTAATTTGCGTAAAGCCGTTTCATGATTGATATTCCGTTCGTTTTGTTTTCGTAATTGTTTGCTTATATCCAACACCGTGGCACTGAGGTCATCGTAAAGAGTCTTGTAAGTACCTTCGGTTTCTTTTACCGCACGGACTTGATACACCTTCCTGTCACGCCACCAGGCAATGGCAGTAGCCAGCCATCCGGCAGGAAGAAGCCAGTCCCATAGTGACTGTAACAGGGTCCAATCCATAAAGCTCTACTCTTTTTTAAACAATGCTCCGATAGCCTTAATCACATCATAGAATCCGCATCCGCTCAATCCGGCCGCCAGTCCGTAAATCAGAACTTGCCACCAGATATAGCCTGTAAGTAACGGAGTGAGCTGCAAAAGCCATGCAATAATACATACTACCATGCCCACACCGCATGAAATCAAAATTTTGGCCAGCTTGCTTGCGGAAATAGCCGGAACAACTTTCAGAATCTGTGTCACCAAGGTAGAAACCAGGGCTACGATTCCCGTAAAGCTTCCCAAATCGATAAGGAACGATGTTTCAGGTTCTGCAGCCGGAAGTACGGTCTGTGCAAATGAAGCCAGTGTTGTAATCAGACACAGGCAGAAAAATAAGATAATCCGTTTCATTTTGTTGTGCTTTATTGGCGTAGCATTTGGCGTACTACGCCATGGTTATAGTTTCAATATCTGTTTTCTGTTGTTTCCGTCGCGCTTGTAAGACACATGCACCCACGAAAAATTCTTTTCGTCAATCAGCTGGTCGAAAGGCAGATTCTCACGGATGTACTCAAAGAGTTTCCGGTTCTCTTCCCTGCTTCCTGCTGTAATGTCGGCAGCTTCTCCTTTCAGATGCTGGCTGCTTGCCTTACCTCCTACCAGCCGGTTCAGTTGCGGACAACGGTACCCGGAGTTGACGGCAATCGGTTTCCCGTACCATTCGCGGAGCGGGTCAAGCACGTTGTCGGCCAGGGCTTTCAGATTACCCGCCTCCTGAAGAGGCGGTGTATTCTTGATTCCATGAGCGTCGGCGGTGGTGCTGGCACAAAGTTCACCCATTGTAAAGTGTTTCATACCTCATTCCTCCTTATGCCTGCTCTTTGGTTGTTGTTTCCACGGTTCCCACTACCTGCACTTGCTGAGGAGATACCTGCGTAATCTTTACGTCTACCTCTTTGGCGTCAAACCAGGACTTTCCGCTATAGTAGATTTTCTTGGTAGCACCAGCAGCAACTTCAATCGAGTTGACCGTAAGTTTGTTGCTTGCATGAGTATTCGTAATTTCCAGCATGGCACCCATCAGAATGTCATCTCCTGAAAATAGTATATGCCTTACTGTCTGAATCCGGTTCAATCGAAACCTTGCTTGCCTGAGCTGTCAGCGTAATGCTGGTTCCTGAAGCCGATACAGTAGAAGCTTCACGCACATCCAGCAATACTACTTCTTCGCCGAAAGCCACGTTGGTATCTGCCATCATGAGCATCTTGAAGAAATACTTCTCACCGGCGTTGGTCACCTTGTCAATCTGGATCACGTTGAAATCATCTACCAGGTTCACTGCACCCCAAGTGTTGGAGTCTTCGTCCGGAGTAGCTACGGTACCGATAATCACACCGTCCGGAATGGCAGCCAGCGGAACAATGTTTGTGCCTTTAAAGCGTACGGCGTTCGTATCCGTCCAGTTGGCACCCTTGGCATCGCGTTGTGTCAGTTCGTCATCGTAACGGTCTGCATCGTCTACAGACATCATATAAACAAAATTCGGGTTGTTGCGAAGCACCTGAGGAGTAGCCTTGCGCACTTTCTGCAAACGGGTAATCATTGACTCAGCAGAAGAAGACTTCACGTGAATCACTTCACTGTCGGCCATAATCTGAGTCAGAATACCGTTGAACAGATGATCATCATCTTCATCATCGTCTTTATAGATACCGTTAACGAAGTGGTACCCCAGCTCGAAGTTAACCTGACGGGACATCGCATCCAGCAACTGGTTCTGCACTTCAGGAGGAAGCTGGTCGAACACCATGTTTCCTTTCGGCTGATATTTGCGCCAGATTTCCTCAAAAGCTCTCGGGTTAAATTCCGTATAAGCCATAAAGTCATGCGGAACAAGTGCCTTCTCAGAGTAATTGAAATCACCCTTAGAATCTTTCGATTCAGGCTGTTCCTTGCGCTTCTGCAACATGGTTCCCGTCTTCAGTCGGGGAATGGAGTATTTCTTGCGGATATTCGGAACAAGCTTGATCAGTCCTTTCTGTACAAGTTCATTTCCGGTAGCCGCCTTGGTGAGCAGTCTTTCAAGAACCTCACCGTCATAGGCTGTGTTTTGAATCTTAATTGCCATGTTTTGTTTTGATTAATTGTTATTTACTACTTCTTTCCGTAACGTCTTTCACGGATGTTTTCCTGTTCCTTTTCCCATGCACCTTTGTTTTCGGGGTCGTTCTTGTCCAGTCCGTCGGAAATCATCTTTTTCCGGGGCAAACCTTCCAGAATCTTCGATGCATTTTCAAAGTCCTTCTCCAGCAAGGTACGATATGTGTCCTTGTCTGCCGGACGGATGCGTTCCTCCTTTACCGCGTTTTCCAGCATCGTGTCGATTTCTTTCCTTCGTGCTTCCGCAGCCGCATCCTCAAAACCTTTCAGCTTCTGTCGCAGTGTGTCGTTTTCCGCCTTCAGGGTGTCATATTTCCCTGCTTTGTTTTCCAGTGTCCCGATTACGGCCAGTGCAGAGGCAGAATCTGCACAGTTGGCAAACAAGGGACGTTTCTTCAGTTCGTCAAACATTGCTTTATCGTTGTTTAATGGGTTATTTTTCATTCTGTTCATAAAGAGTTTGTACACGTTGTCCGGACTTTCCACGTCCTGGCGTTCTGCTTCTTCCACGTCGTAGATTCCGTCCACGAATCCCATATCCTTTGCCTCCTTGGCCGTAAGCCAGTGGTCTTTACCGTCGAAGTAAGTCTTCTTGATTTTTTCGCGGTCCGTTCCAGTTTTCGAAGAATAGATGTCTGCCAGTGTCTCCTCCAGCTGCTCAATGTGTTCCATGGTCTGCTTCAGTTCCTCCTTGTTACCCCAGCATCCTCCCTGCACATTGTGAATCATCAGACGTGCGTACTGGCTCATGTACACCGGCTTCCCGCACATGGCAATCACGCTTGCAATGCTGGCGGCCACCCCGTCCACGTAAATGGTAATATCCGCCTTACTTTCACGAAGCGCGTTGAAAATGGCGATTCCGGCATATACGCTTCCCCCAATGCTGTTGATGCGCACATCAATCTTACCGTACAATGATTCATAGTCTCGAAGCTCACGGACGATGTCCGCATCGGTCACACCGTCCCACTTGTCGCCTACTTCTCCATACAGGAGAATACACGCCACATCGGGCGAAGGTATCATATTGAAAAATCGTTTGTTCATTTTGCTTTTATTGCTGTTCTGATGCAAAGTTGGGAAGAAAAAGGAGTCGTGTCAAGACGGATATTTTATGATGATATTTTAAAACGTCATCATGAGGATTTAATACGTTATCATAAAAATAACGTATTGTGAATGATGTATTTATGGGCGAAATTTGCAAAACACAAAATAAGATATAAAAGACATGGCAGAATTGACAAACACGCAAAAAAAGGAATATGCACGCATGCTTTACCTGAAAGAGAACCTTACTCAGCAGGAAATAGCAGAAAAGACAGGCGTTTCACGCCAGACACTTTCCCGATGGATCAACTCGGAAAAATGGGAGGAGATGAAGATTGGCATGACGCTGACACGCGAACAGCAGATTTCCGCACTTCACCGGCAGGTGGCCGAAATAAACAAGGCCATACAGAGCCGTGAAGAAGGAAAGCGATATGCCACTCCGTCTGAAGCCGACACGCTGGGAAAACTCGCGGCCACCATCAAGAAGCTGGAAAGCGATGTGGGTATCAGTGACATTATCAGTGTGGGGATGCGGTTTTCCGACTGGCTCCGCCCGCAGGACCCGGATATGACCAAGACGTTTATCCGATTGTTTGACCAGTTTATCAAGGATAACCTATGAAACAGCAGGACAGAGAAGCACTCCGTATCTGGGAAGATTACAAGCAGGATTCTCTCAGGAAGGGAGTCGTAATAGTAAACAAGAGCCGGGCCGAAATAGAACGGCACAAGGCATGGCTCGAAAAGCGTCCGCTGGAGTGGATACGTTTCTTCTTCCCGGAGTTCTGCAAGTTCGACTTTGCCCCGTTCCAGATTAAGGCCATCATGCGCTGCATCGAACACGATGAATGGTTTGAGGTACTTTCGTGGGCGCGTTCGCTGGCCAAGAGTACCTGCGTGATGTTCATTGTCATGTTCCTGGTGCTTACGGGAAGAAAACGGAATGTCATCATGGCATCGGCCACGAAAGACAGTGCCGTCCGTCTGCTTGACCCATACCGGAAGCAGTTTGAACGGAACGGACTTATCAAGGCTTATTACGGCACACAGCTGAACCTTGGAAACTGGAGTGAAGAGGAGTTCATTACGAAAGGAGGATGTGCGTTTCGTGCCGTAGGTGCAGGAAGTGCCCCGCGTGGTAGCCGTAACGAAGCCGACCGACCCGACGTGCTGCTGGTGGATGACTTCGATACGGACGAAGCATGCCGTAATCCTGACACGGTAAACAAGATGTGGGGATGGTGGGAAGAAGCATTGTACGGAACACGTGATACGGCCATACCCACACTGATAATCTTCTGCGGAAACATCATTGCACGCGACTGCTGCATCACCCGTGCCGGAAAGCAGGCCGACCACTGGGACGTGATTAACATACGCGACAAGGAAGGACATTCCACGTGGCCAGCCAAGAACAGTGAGGAACAGATTGACCAGGTGCTTGCCAAAATCAGCACAAAGGCACAGCAGAAGGAATATTTCAACAACCCGCTCACCGGAGGAAGCGTATTTACCAAACTGGCTTTCGGTAAGGTTCCTCCTTTGCGTAAATTCAAATTCCTCATGGCGTATGGCGACCCTGCTCCGGGAGAAAGCAAGAAAAAAGGTGCCAGCTTCAAGGCCGTATGGCTGCTTGGCAAAATTCAGGGCGTGCTTTATGTCATTAAAGGTTTTCTGGACCATACCACAAACGAAGAATTCATCAACTGGTTTTTCCTGTTGAATGAATACGTAGGCGGAAAGACCAACCTTTACTGCATGGTAGAGAACAACAAGCTTCAGGACCCGTTTTTCCAGCAGGTACTGAAACGACACCTGGCACGAATCCGCAGAAAGAGGAACGAACAGCTTTCCATCAAGCCGGATGAAGACAAGAAGACCGACAAGGCTACTCGTATAGAAGCCGACCTGGAACCACTGGATCGTGAAGGAATGCTGATATTCAATGAGGCTGAAAAAGACAATCCGCACATGAAGGAACTGATCAACCAGTTTGACCTCTTTGAAATGACGCTTCCTTATCCTGCCGACGGCCCGGACTGCATACAGGGAGGAAACCGGGCCATCGACCGCAAGAATGCATCCTTACAAAAAACAATAACCGTAAGCCGGACGACCATCCGGCAAAAAAACAAATACAGAACATGAGCCAGTTTATCAACCCGGAAGATTACGACGCATCCATACACCGTGAAATACTCGATGCGCTCATACGTGAAGACGAATCACTTCTTGAAGTATGCGAAGACCAGGCCATCGCCGAAATGCGCGGATACCTGTCTTCACGGTTTGACTGCGACAAGATTTTTGCAGCCACCGGTTCCGAACGCCATCCGCTTGTACTGATGTACGCCAAAGACATCACGCTGTATCACGTATTCTGCATACACAATCCGCAGAAGATTTCCAAGATACGGATAGACCGTTACGAGCGAAGCCTGGAATGGCTGAAAGGCGTGTCAAAATTTGAGATAAGCGTGGAAGGACTACCGGCACTCGACGAAGATTCCACGAAGTTAAATTCCGCATTCCAGATGCGAAGTTATCCACGAAGAAACACCCGATACTGATATGAGCAAGAAGAAAAAAATAACCATAGGCGGAAACATCAATCCGCAGGGAAGTCCGGCACGAACGGTCATCATTACCCAGCCGCAGCGTTTTTTCCTCGACATGCAGAAATACATGAGCGGCATACGCGGGGCCGAGAACGTAGACTTCACCAATCGCGTACGCCTGTACGACATGTACGAAGACATCCTGATTGACGGACACCTGAGCAGCGTGCGCGACAAGCGAATCGCTTCGGCACGAAACATTCAGATAGAGTTCCGCCGTAACGGAAAACCTGACGAGGAAATCAACGTGATGCTGCGTTCACCCTGGTTTTTCCATTTCATTGAAGACCTGGTAGACTCCGTGTTCTGGGGATTCTCTCTTTTCCAGTTCTACCGCGACAAAAGCGGATGGATTAATTACGAACTGATACCCAGAAAGAATGTTGATCCGGTTCGCGGGCTTATTCTTCACCGTCAGAGCGATATTGCCGGAACTCCCTGGACTGACTTCCGCGATGTGCTTTTTGTGGGGAAGCCGCGTGCATTGGGAAAACTGGCCAACGCTGCACCCTACGTCATCTTCAAGCGTAACGACATGGCCGACTGGGCACAGTTCTGCGAAATATTCGGAATGCCCATACGCGAATATACCTACGATGCGGAAGATGAAGAGGCACGCCTGCAAATTCTTGACGACATGAATGAGCAGGGAGCAGCCGCATGCTTCATCCACCCGAAAGGCAGTGAGCTGAAGCTGCTGGAAAGTGCCGGTAAAAGCGGTTCATCCGACCTGTATGACAAGCTGTATGAGCGGTGCAACAATGAGATAAGCAAAATATTCCTTGGCAATACGCTTACCACCGAAGCCTCCGAACGTGGAACCCAGTCGCTGGGAACCGTGCAGGAGAAAGGAGAAAAGAAAATCAATGAATCCGACCGCCAGCTTATCCTGAACGTGCTGAACTACGACATGACGGACATCTTCGAAAGCATGGGATACAACACACGCGGAGGAGAATTCGTGTACGTAGAACCGAAAGAAACAAACATCACGGTCATTGCCGATGTGATAACCAAGATGCGAAACGCAGGAACACCCGTATCCGACGACACGTTCTACGAACTTACCGGAATACCCAAGCCTGAGAATTACGACCGGCTCAAAGCCGAACAGCAGGAAAAACGGAATGCCGTAGTACCTGATAAGAAAGACACGCCTGACAGCAAAACTGCACAAAGAAAAGAAGAGAAATGGAAGGATTTAAACGATTCTCAAACGGAAAGTAAAAACTATTTAACCAGATTCTACAACCACATCCGCCGTTTTTTCGTCCACGCCCCGAAAAACGGGGCTTTAAGATGGTAATGAATGATCTGTACGGACAGACTTGTTCCTGCTGTCATTCCGTCCATCCCAGGAATGAAGCATCCGTTTCTGCCTCATTCACTCCGGAACTGATGGCACGTCTGCTGGCCGACATTTACGCGAAAACGTTCAATGTAGAGGAAGACATCTATCCGGAACTGTATGAAGCCGCACGCGACACCTTTGAACGTGCCCTTCAGGAAGGATACCCCATAGAGGATGTAGATGATGCCGACACCCTTTTCCGTCAGGCACTGAAAGACGATGCCGACGTGTTTGCCGCCTTCCGTACACACCGCATGCAGAACGACATCGCTTCGCAACTGCTCGATGAAGACGGCAGGCTGAAAGAGTTCCGGCGCTTCCAGGAAGATGCTGAGTCTGTCATCGGCACCTACAACAACCACTGGCTACGTACGGAATACGACACAGCCGTACTCCGTGCCCGCTATGCCGCCGACTGGAAACGTTTCTCACGTAATGCCGACATCCTGCCCAACCTGAAATGGATGCCCACTACGAGTGCTGATCCTGACGTATTCCATATGGAATACTGGCGAATCGGGCTGACGCTTCCAAAGACACACCCCTTCTGGAAAAACCACCATCCGCACGACCGGTGGGGATGCAAGTGTGATCTGGAGGAGACGGACGACCCCGTCACGGGAATCATCCCTGAGGTGGACTACAAGCCTTCGCCCGGACTGGAGAACAACCCGGGACTGGAGCCGGAACTGTTCAGCCATACTCATCCGTACTACGAAAATACTTATCCGGGAGCAGAGAAAGCGGTGGAAAAGATGATACACTATACGGTTATTCCCACCAGATCTGGAAAACTTCGGATACATGACGGACACGGAAAGCATGAGCGCGACGAGAACATCCGCATCGGAACCTACCTTGCCGAAAAGCATGATTACGAAATAGATTTGCTGGACAATCCGCAGAACCGGAAAAGTGCCGACAGCTATAACCGCACGCTGGAGGTGGAGCAGGAATACAAGATGAATGTCACCCCTACAAAAAGTTCTATTGACAACCTGCTGAGAGATGCGAAGAAGCAGGCTGATGATATTGTGCTGTGGATTGATTCAGACATATCGCTGGAAAACCTGGCCGCAGCCATACGTTCCCGTGTGAAACGTTCGCAAAACATATCCCACATCACTATAGTAAGAGATGGAAAGGATATACGTCTCAGCCGTGAGGAGATTTTGGGCAACGGATTTAAAATACGACCGGCAGACCTGAAATGAATCAGACCTGCCGGAAGGGGGTCCAAACCCGAGGGCGAACCGTCTGGGAATGAACCAATGCAAATATAGCTATTTTAAATTTATTGTCAAACGAATATAAGACTAATTGTAATGAATACTTCCGATTTTAAAAAGATACTGAAACTGCTGGAGCAAGACTTGCAGAAAACCATCAGCGACACGCTTCCACGGAAGGCGGGAGTGCTGGCTGTGAACCATACACGCCAGAACTTCCGTGACGGAGGTTTCCGAAACGGAGGACTCCAGCCATGGAAGACGACCCGACGGCAGCAGTCGGGAAGCAAGAAAGCTTCCGACCGTTACGGCCCTCTGCTTAGCGGACGAAAGAGACTTATGGGAGCCACCTACGATGTGCCGATGAAAGGAAAGGTCATTGTGCGGAATACGGTAGAATACGCCGCAATACACAATGAAGGAGGAACCATCAGCACACATCCACGCATCACGCCAAAGCTCCGGAAAATGGCATGGGCACGGTATTTCAAGGCGGCAGGCATCCGGCGTGGAACTTCCTCGAAAACCCGAAAGAAGAAAGACGCTTCGGCACCTCCTGAAGCCCGTATGTGGAAAGCCATTGCCCTGAGCAGGAAGTCAAGACTCAACGTAACCGCACAAATACCACAGCGAAAGTTCCTCGGACAAAGCAAGGAACTGACCGGGAAACTACAGGAAGAAGCCGAAAAGGAACTGCTCAAAGTAATGGAAACAAGACTCGGAAGTCTGAAGTGATTTTAATTATTAACTATTAATTATTCATTGAATTACATGGAAACTTTATTCAACCAGATACAGCAGCTTGTAGCAGACAAGATTGAATGGCTCGACAGAAACGTAGACGAAGACTACGGACAGCTTGAAATGCTTTACCGCGACGACGAAGACTCCGACACCTATCCTCTCACCTTCCCTCTTGTGCTGATAGACATACCTGAAACCTCATGGACTACCATGGGAGGAGCTTTCAGTAAAGTACAGTCGGGCACGGTAACCGTCAACGTGAAGCTGGCAATGGACTGTTACGACGATACGCATTTCACCAGCGGAACAGCCGACAAGGCTCAGGAACGTGCGGACAAGGTGCACGAGCTTCATTCGCTACTGCAGGGATGGATGCCCATGCATTCATCTTCACCGCTTGACCGCAAGACCAGCCGTAGCCAGACGATGACAAAGGGAATAAAAGTGTATGAATTGAACTATGAGTGCCGCATGATAGACGACGCTACTCAGGTATGACAGACACACGCTTGCCGTATTTCACACCGGCCTGCCGTCCGCGCTTTCTCTTGGAAGGCATGGGCGGTTTCTCTTCCATGTTTTTACCCGAACGGTATTCGCGATCCAGTTCCTGGAGAAATTCGTAATTCTGGTTCACGATAGTACGGATGCGTTCCTCGCTAATAAAAAATTCTCTGGTAGACAACTGATGAAAGGTATCGTCAAAGCGCAGACGTTTTATCTCCGTCCAGTAGTAATATCTGCGGAGCAATTCTTCATTTCGCATCGCTATTAATTCTGAGTCCCTTCCTTTAGGCATGTCAATATCCATTTATATATTCGCAAAGATACAAAAAACCGCACAAAAATCAACACTTTATGCCTTGAATCACCTCTTCCGGCACTTTGGACGACAGGACTGCCGCTGCCTGCCGTAATTTTACAGCGTCATGACAGAAACAACTGATTTATCAACCCTCAAAAACATTACTGACTATGGCTATCAATTACAGCATTGCACAGATGAAAAACCCCAATGACAAGGGGGCACCGGCAAAGTATTATGCGAAGGCACAGGCATCCGGAAGCGTTGACATCAACGAACTGGCCGAAGAAATCTCGTACTCCACTACCCTCACCGACGGAGACGTGCTGAACGTGATCCGTGCCCTGGTGAAACAGATCAACAAGCATATTTCCAAGGGTGAAATTGTGAAACTGGAGAATCTGGGCAGCTTCCAGGCGCAAATCTCCAGCGATGGCGCAGAAGCTGAAGAAGAATTCAGCACCGCCAACATCCGGAAGGTATCGCTTCAGTTCCGTCCCGGTATCGGTCTTCGCGGTCAGCTCAGCCTTGACAACCTGACGTTTCACAAAGTGAAGCCGCTGAATGCTCCGGCTGCGGAAGAGGAAGAAGGCGGTCTGGGAGCCTGATCACCGACTACCTGGCAGTGACTGCGACATTACTGCCAGGTAGTGATCCAACTACCCTGCGGTAATTAATAATTTACTACGGGGTAGTTTTTTCATTTGAATTTAGTAACTTTATAGTCGATTCATTAACTCTTAAAAACAACACAAGCGACCCATGAATGCCATTTACCTGACCGATCTGGCCCTGCTCTATTTTCCTCACAGCACCCCGCGAAGTGCCGTTTCCCAACTTCGCCGCTGGGTGAATCTCAACTCTGAACTTCAGCAGCGTCTGACCGAACTGCACTACCAGAAAGGACAGCGCGCACTGACTCCCCTGCAACATGCCGCCTTCGTAGAGTTCCTGGGTGAACCGGGAGAATGATACCATACACAGACAGCAATCCCCGGCATCGGTTTCGGTGCCGGGGATTGTTCTGTCAGTCTTCAATGTAGAAGTCCAGTTCAAGCAGTTCTTTCATGAACCGGTCCCGTTCTGCTTTCGACTTAAAATCGCTTCGTAGTGTTACCCATGAATCAGGATGATCCAGATTCTTACACTTGATAATCGGTTTCCCGTTTCTTTCTTCGGCTCTGATCACCACAAAACCAGAATCACATACTTTCTTTTGGTCTTTTGCGTTCATGATCAATCTTCTTTTAAATAAACAAATTCTCCTGCCAATAACAGCACTGGCTCACCAACACCCATTACCCATTCACCACGCTTATTATTTTTCCCTATTGGCGGTGGAACTATGTCATGTTTACTACCTGGAGTAATATTCGCAAACTGATCGCCAAAAGCCTTACAGTCTGTAACCATAATGCGCTTGAATGTGTTTGCCTGTTTTGGACAACACTTCTGCATCTTCTTAATATCAGATTCTCTGATAGAAATTGTACCTAATCTGTAAGATTTACCTGTGATGCCGCATTTCCTACATTTATACACATCGTACATTTTCTTGACTCCTTGAGTTGTCAGATTCTGTTTTTCCCAATCGTGACCGCCGGTATTAATATCAAATGTTTGCATATATCAATCCTCCCAGTTTTTATTTGTTCCCAATAAATGCGCGGTCTGATCGTTGTAAGGAATGCAGTATACCCATGAACTTCCTAAACAAACAAAATTCCCCAATTTATTAATATGGGAAAATAAATCTGCATTCCAATCATGTTCTTTATCATCCCTAACCAGCACTTTGTCAAACGGTTTGAACTCATATTCTTGCTTTAACTCAATATCGAAGAAGCGTTTGAGGTATTCTTTTGCTTTAGGCTCTTTGCTTGCTTTAAGTGCTTCTATCAGCTTTTGCTTTTCGGATTCGGTGGCTTTTTCAATCCAAGCTGCTGTATTAGAGTAATCATTATATTTTAATTCACCATCTGCTACATTATTGCTTTCTACAATAAGAGTTGCATAATTATGTGTAAGTATGCCGTGAGAAGAAACAGTCACATCTTTTATAAGGCTTATCCATTTACAGTTAGCTTGCTTACCACTCCATCCACACATTACGACATCCCCATCTTTAAACGTCATGTATTCGGGGATTTCAAGCATGAGGTCATATTTTATAATTGAACAAGTCTTATCTGTGTTCCACACTCCTTCATTTGTATAAGTTTTAAAATTCTCCTCATCCCCATCATCCACAAGAGCTGCAATATGATATGTTTTATCTTTCTTATCCCAACATAATATTCTTACATTATTACCCTCACGTGTTACTACTCTACCTTTTACTTCACCGTTTATAATTCTCTTTGCCATTTCAAGATAGAATGGCACTTTTATTAAATTTGATTCCATAATTACTTCACTTATAAATCAATAATTTCAACACCCAGTTCTCGGTTTAATTCCCGCATCATGTCAGCGGTGTCATTGTTCTCGACGTCAAAGCAGATACCCAGTAATTCCGGGTTCTGCTGTGAACGTTGCACCTTCAGATCGCAGGGGCGGTTCCACTTCACCCAGATGAACATAAACTGGCTGATCATGCTGTAATGAGTCTTTGCCGCCACTCTGCGAGGTCTGAACAGATTAAGGTTCTGGTTCTGCATAGGGTTCTATGTTTTTAACAACCTGTCCACTCAACCAGATCCGTCCGCTGCCCTGACATTGCGGACACACTTTCTGCTGGGGATATTCCCGGCGCACATCTTTCTCTGCATACACGGTTACTGAGCCGGTTCCTCCGCACTGGCGGCAAAGGCATACACGGCGATGGATATAAGTCTTTTCTGTTTTCATCTTCTGTCTGCATCATTAAATTCAGGTTTCACATCGGGTTCTGCTTCGTAGGGGTAAACGTCCATAATGGCGGTTTCCGATACGGAAGCTATCACATAGTCTGCCAAAGTTCCTTTCATGCCTTCGTCCAGCTTCTTGATGGCATCACGAAGGTCGGAAGCTTGTACAAGTACGTTGAATACTGTACGCTTTTCTGCTCCGGTCTTCTCATCGAGAGTGACAAACCAAAGTTTGCACTTAAACCAGCGGTCGGCTGCTCCTTCTTCGGACGGGAACAGTTCATTGTAATTCGCTTTAGCCACTCCTACAACTTCAAATTCCCCACTCATAAACGGTGTCATTTCTTCGATGATACGGCTTTCGGCTTCGGTGAAGCTGAGCGCGTCTATCAGATAAAGTTCAGTTACTTTCTTATTCATTCCGTTTTCCAATGTCTTTTCGAAACGGATTTTACATGTAAACCAATTGTGCATCATAATTTTTCTGTTTTTGTTGAGTTTTTAAATATTACGTTAGTGTGGTCTTCTCTTGAATCATCCATACAGTTAAGTCCGTTGCCGTAGCAGCTTATGGTGTGTTCAAAAAACCAGCATCCGCTGCAAGGGTCTTCCGGATCTTCAACTTCGGCTACTTCGAGCGTATGTCCATTCCAGGTGAACGTTTCACCCAGTTTGTTCTCTTTTGTCAATTTTTCCATGCCAGTTTGATTTTATCTTTCAGCTTATTCCAGTCCCTAACCGCCATACGTGGTTCCATCCAGCAGAGCCAGCCCAGAATTCCCAGCAGATCTCCAAGGATCCGGAACAGGAATCCCAGGATGATCAGCGGCCCGATGACAAGGGAAAAGGCTGTGAACAGCATGATTTGTGTACGTTTGTTCATTATTCGATGAAATAAGATATTACTACCAGATTGCTTCGCATTACTATCAGGGACATCCGGTTATCGTCTTCTCCCAGCCATACGTGGATCAACGCCCGGCGTGTGTGTCCCTCATTTTTCAGGTTCTCAATACATCCTTCGATAATCACTTTCAGACGAAGGTATTCATCACGGGTTGGCTCCAGTTCCCGGTTTTGAGTTACACGGGTCATGTATCCGTGCAGCTTCTTCATCCAGCGCGGCCACTTGTCGCGCCGGATGTTGGTTTTAAAGGTTAATTCAGCCATAGCTATTCCAGTTTTACAATTTCGCATTTCGCCAGGAAAGGAGATAAATTCCGAAAATTACAGGCGTTAATGAAGCTGTTGAATTTCCTTGCTTTTTTAAGATCTTTGACAAAACATAATTCATACGAATAATCGGATGATAATTGGGGGTAACCTTTTTTAAGATAATCTCCAGCTCCTGTCTTAATTACATATATCCCTTTCCCTCTATCATTTATATTTTCACCTGTCCAACAGTGTATGCAATGAGGTCCGGACGGTGCGTTGTAATATCCTTCGTTGGGCCTAATCTCTATTCCACATTTACAACAGAGTAACTTATTCATCTTCCTTTTCCTCCTCAATCCAAAATGTGATAACAGGTTTATCTTTAATTGTGTACACCGTAATGCGGTTATCTGTTCGCTTTATCATGTGTGTTACACCAAGTGTATTTTTCGAATTTCGAACTATGTACACAAATTCGTTCAAGTATCTTTCGATGATGTCCATTTCTTCCCTGGCTTCCTGCCTGGTAAGCGATTTAATTGGAAACCTCTTGTGATAGTACCCAGATATCATCAATGCGTATGCAGGAGCAGGCTTTTTGATAAATTGTCTTTCAATTCTGTACTTTTCCATCTTTCTTCCATCCATTAAGTTCATAAACCTTATCCCGTGCTTCCTCTTTGGATCGGCACTCCGCGACGGGAGTGCCTGTGCATGTGGACTGAGTGTATTCATTCCGATATACGATCCATAGATTTCCACGGCGGGAATAACTGTACTTAGGCCGTCTGGACTGCATCGCTTTCTTTCTTTGGTTCGACATAGAAAGATTCGTCCTGCACCACCTGAATGCCAATTTTCGGGAATAATTCGGCCACTTCAGGAACTTCCCGGTCGGCCAGCAGCTTGTCCTTGGCCAGTTCCTCTGTGGTACGGATATAATCAGGAAGGAATTCTTTTACCAGGTTTGTAACCGAGGCCCAGGTAAAGCCTTTCAGATTCTTCAGCTTCGGGTTACCGGTGCGGAATCCGATGATACCATGTGCCGACTCCAGACTCTTTTTCTTACTGAAAAGCGTATCCTTATTCTCAGTGGCGTAGGTCTGCATCACTTCGAATGTACGATCCTTGGTTTCGTTCAGTTCGGCCAGCTGGTCGGCGTACTTCTCACGGATCTTAGTCATCTCCTGATCCATCTTCGCGGTAAGTGACTGGGCCTTTGCATCGGCCATTGCAAACTCGGCAAATGCCTGTTCGTACTGTTCGCGGCTTACTCCGCTGATTACTGTTTTCTTGGTTCTTTTTGTTGCCATTTTAATTGAGTTTTAATCGTTATTTAAATTCTGTATAACACAAACGTATTTTTGCTTCTGGATTAATCCCTTGTGCCAATTTCCTTACATCCTTCAAGTCGTCGGTTCGCCAGCATGAGCGGATGCTTTTATTCGGTCTGTCGTGGAAAGAATAAATGATCCTCCATACGATGTATTTCTTCCTATTCATCCCTCATGTCCTCCATTGCCGCCAAATCGTATTCCAGTTTCATGGTCTCATCAGCCTGCTGTCCGCAGAAGTTCTCCAGTTCGCGCAAGATTAATACCTGGTCGGCGTAATCGTAAGGCTGAAGCAGTTTCACGATGCCGTTCTGTATCCTTTCAATTGTCTGTTCCATAGCTATTCCTTGTTTGATTTACTGTCCTTGTAATCTCTTACTACCGAGCTTCCGAGCAGCTCACGTCTGCTGTAGTACACGTTATACCCTTTCTGATATCGGGTGATTAACCCTTTGTTGGCCCACTGCTTTATGGTAGTCTTTGCGCATCCAATCAGCCGGCACGCATCGGCCTGACCTATCAGTTCATCGGGGGCTTCCGATATGTCTTTACGCGGTGCCGGAGCCACATCGCCCACTCTCAGGCCCAACCTCCTTTCCACCCTATCCAGTCTACGAAGCAGCTTTTTATACTCCGATATACTCAGGGTAATTGTTTCCTCTTCTTCCTCTTCCGGTTCATCTTCCAGATCCGGACAGATGGAACTGATACCAATCTTTCCGGCAAGGAACTGGGCTGCATCGCGTGCGGCATAGAAAAGAGTTTCGTTGCGCTCGTCTTCCGGAACGTCGCGCACATACTGATTGAACACCCATGATTCGCTGCGTTTTTCTTCTAAAACTTCCCTCTGTATGCGACATATCGGATCGTAATTACGTTCTTCCAGATACGCTATTGCACGATTTATTTCTGATTGCTTTCTCATATCATTCCTCCTTTCTTGCCATTGCCTCAAATTGTCGTTTCACTTCCTTCAGTTCCTCCAGCGACATTTCCGTAAGAGGCTTGCGGAACTTGCTGCGTGTACGGCAGAACTGGTTTATCTTCGCTTTGTTCATTTCAAAATCCGCTTCCGTTTCGTTCGTGTAATTCTTGTTCAGACAAGAGATATGAAACGAAAGGGAAAAAATCTGTTTCACTACTTTGCGTGCCTCACGATGGATGCGGTCAGCTTCCTCACGGTTGAACCGTGTTAGCAACAGTCCGGCTTCTTCTTTGGTCAGTCCGGCGGTGCTGTCGGTTCTTCCTTCCGTGTACTGACTGATAAAACCATGGCGGTCATCATCATCAAATCCCATTTTCCGGAACTGAGCGTGCAGTGCCTTCACCTGCTGCGGTGTGATTGGACGGTCTTTCATCATTGTTCTCATGTATTCTGATTATGAATTGTAAATTGAAAAGATTATTCTTCTCCGTAATATTGCCGGGCTTTCTCCGGCACGATATCGTAATGTCCTACCGGACCGATAAACCGACCCTTTGAAAAAGCTCTAAAACCTTCCACGTAAATCTTCAGCGAGGCATCGTACATCACTCCTTTGGCGGCACGTCCGTTGGGTAACTGGCCTTCGGCGTGGCTGATGAAGATGAGCAGCTTCCGCTTATGTTGTTCCTTAAAGTCAATGTACTGACGGTACGTCATTCGTGTGTACTGGAAGGAATCGATAACCACGATGTCCGGGCTTTTCTGCCGGCGGAGTCGTATGCTGAGTTCATCCATATTCTCGTTGTCGATCAGCAGGAACTTCTTGTTTACTTCCATCATCCCGGTTCGGCGGATGGCATCCTGCATGGTGCGGCAGGCACCTTCCTCCATGCTGTCGTATGCCACACGGCCAAAACGGCACAAATACTTGCAGAGCTGGAGGGCAAAACTGGTCTTTCCGCTACCGGAGTTTCCCCAGATGATCCAGACTCCACGGCGTTCCGGAGTGCCGAATGCATCATACCAGGAACCATCGAAATCCATCACATCAAACTTCATGGATAGAAGTTCACGGACTCCTTTCGCATTGCGGTCGAAAGTGAACTTCTTTTTCTGTGGGGGCGGTGTAGTATCCTCTTTATTCATTGCTTCCTCCTTTCCTTCTTGCTTCGATAATACGTTTCTGACGGTGGATGCATCGTTTCACGCGGCGAAGGTCGTTGTCGCTTCGCCTGGCATCTTTCAGCACCTCTTCGATATCGGCGCGGTCGGTCAGGTTATTAGCCTGACAGATGGCGTATATGTCATTCTGTTCTGTGGAAGATACATCGAAGAAACGGCGTCCGATGCGGCTGTTTATTTCCTTGTAACCTTTCTTGTTGTAGCGAAGACCGGCTTCCATACGGCGCTTGATGTAATCCGTACTGAGAAACACGATACCTGAGTGTCCTTCCAGACGGTTGTAAATGCTGATGAAGTAGTTGAACACGCTGTCAGTAAGCTTGTCGCCTTCATCAAACACCAGCAGCGGATTCCCCAGGAAAGAAATCATACTGATGGCATTCTCCAGCATATCGCGGAGGTTGGTCGTGTCGGTAGGTGCGCCTACCTGTTTGGCTATCTCACGAACGAAGTCTGAGCGTCGCATATCTTCCGAACAAAGAATGTAGAACACGTTACGGTGCGTGCGGCGGTATTCAATGGCTGCCGTGGTTTTTCCGCATCCGGCATCACCCACAATCCATGTCACGTTCTTGTATGCCTGTGCGTCACTCAGCGCAAAAGTGATTTCCTTGAAAGTCTTTCCTTCGTGAAGGTTCCATGAGTCGAAGGCAAAGCCTATCTGCGAAGCGATACGGATAAACATTTCATCACTGATCAGTTCATACTTTCCGTTGCAAAGCTGGCTCACGGTGGCCGAACTTACACCCTGCAAGCTTTCTGCGGCACGGTTCAACGTAGGGTAATTGGAACGGTAGGCAATCAGTGCGCTGCGTACCTGTTCTTTCATTTCTGTTGTTAATCCTTTCATTGTTTTAATAGGTATTTAAGTATTGTTTAATCAAATCGTTAGAATTTTCCCAAGCTGTCCAGTTCATCAAACGTCAGGTTCGATACTTTCTTTGTCCAGTCTCCTGATGATGCGAAGGTCAGCGGTTCATCTGCCAGTACAGGCTCTTCCGGAATATCCGTTTCGGGCATCGGTACCGGAGCTTCCAGTGTGCCACGCTTCATTTCTTCGCGGTATCCGTCAAGCTGCCTGTCGCTCACGGCCACCGGACGCGGCAAACGAAGCTTTGTGTATGCTTCGCCCATGGCTTCCTCCATGAACAGTTCCTCCTGTGCGATGTGCATGGCTGCACGAGTGCGGCGGTTGGCATCCAGTTGGGCAAACAGATAAGCGTTTTCCTCTTCGGTGCGTTCCTGAGTGGCACGATGGATCGTGACTTTCGGTGTAGCGATGGCCGCATACTTGGCTCCCGTGTCAGTCACCGCCCATAGCTCGATGCGGGTCATGTCTTCCGGATCGTAGCGGTAGAGGAACTGACGGCCTACGTTCTGCAGGTGGAAGTTCATATCTATCAGCCCGTCGTCGCCATACACCATGTAGCTGTATTCCTGCTTGTTCATGCGGAAATTGAAACCTTCCTTGGTGTATTGCACCGGAGCCTGAGAGAACAGCATGAAGATTTCGTGTGCTTCGTAATCATCCAGCGGTTGAGCTTTCGGATTCTCGATGGCGGTGTACATTTCCAGTCGGGTCATGCCGGTGGGGCTGGTAGGATGCTGCATCAAGTTCCATTCTTCGCGGCACTCGGCATACTGCTGTTTCAGTTCCTCCAGCGTGGGAAGCTGGTCAATGTTCGCCATTACCAGGTCAATATTCGCGCGGCTGGAAAGCTTCCTGGCCGTGATGTTCTGACCTGTGAAGTTGTAAAGCTTGTGAAGAACCTGCTGCTGGAAGCGTCCGAAAGCGGACTCGATGGATTTGGACTGGCCGTTATGCGGCATCGTGGTTTTGTGAAGATGACAGAGTTTCTTGAAGAATCCCTGCGAAGCCAGTTTCTTATGCCCTCCCTGGTTATCGGTTACTATCTCGTAAGGCTTCACCTTCCATGTCTGGAGTGCCATCCGGTACGCCATGTACTGGTTGTAGAAGTTTTCGCCGTCACCGATAAAGTAGCCGAGGAACATTTCCGTGCAGGCATCCATCACCTCGTACACATCCGTGGTTCGTGCCACCCATCGCTTCTGCCTGTCATCGTATGCACGGTAGTAAAGGTTTATCTTCGTACCGTCTGAATACCACAGCGAGTTAGGCATGGACGGCATTACCGTATCGAAGGTTGGCATATACTTGTTCTTGAATTCCCTTTCGCCATTTACTGCGGCATACCACCACACCATCACCGCCGGATCGTTCAAGTAACTGTGCATCGTAGTAGGACTCTTGATAGTCTTTAGTCCGCGAAGCACCGCCTGACGGTTGTATTCCTCAAAGAGCTGCATATCGGTGTAGACAGGGAACTTGCTTCGGCGAAGCTTCAGCAGAAGAGCACCTTCGGCCTTTCCGATGCGGCGTGCGGCACTGTTTCCCAAGTTACCGCTAACCAGCACCACGTATCCCTCACGCTTGTAGGCATTGAATTTTTCGCGCAGACGTGCCGGATTTTTGGGCAGGGTGTGATTCGTTATTTCGCGAAGTCGCTCACAGCAAATCAGTACGCTGCTCCATGTTTCTGCCCGGCGTGAAAAACCACCTTTGGCATGCTCCACATTGCGGGCTTTCTCCGTACGCACCATTTCATTCATAACCTGAGCATTCAGGATATATTCCAGTTGTCTGGAAGGCTCGATGCGCGGTTCAAAATCCTTGTAAAATCGCACTGCATCTGCATCGAAACGAATCTGTGTGCAGATATACTTTTCCTGTTCACGCTTTTTCATTTCTTCGTATGCATTTTGGTAAGTGTCATCGTATGCTGCACGGAGCCGTTCCGGCATGGAGCGGTAGGCAATCAGAGCCTCGCGTCCGTTACCTCCCCGCTGGAGGAGGGTTAGCTTGCCTTCACGAATGTATTTCTTATAGGTGGGCTGGCTGATAAGTCCGCTCCCCACAAGCTCCGTAAAGCTGACGCATAATGTGTTTCCGTACATTTCCATGATTAATTCGTTAAGATTGTAGTCCGGCTCCGGGGCTTGAACCCGGATGGCAGCCGCTTCACTCCTTCTTTTTACCATATTCCCAATTCCTATTGAAAACAGCCCAATATGTCAAATTACAGTCGTTATCCTGAATGTGTGAAGTTCTGCAAGCCGTGTGTGATTTATTCCTTTTTCTGTGCTTCCCGCTTCTTTATTTCTTCATCCATCCATTCCTGGTATTCTTTATCCTCCTTGTCCATCCGTATTGCAGCAGGTATGAGTGCCAGGCAGAGGCAGGTTGTTATAATCAGGTTCATTGTACCGTCTGTCAGCCGGTTCAGTATGGCTGCTGCCAGTATCAGCAGCAGATAGCGTGTGGTTGTATTGATTCGTTTCATGATTCTATGGTTTTGAGTTTGGTGCCATCCCTATTTTCACAAACCGGAATAGCAATGAGCAATCATTTATGTAGTTGGTTGATGTCTTTCTCTTTTCTTAATTTCCTCAAACAGTTGTGCCTGCATCTTTATCAGCATGCAAAACTCTTCATCTTGAATAGCTTCGCGAAATCCTCTGTCGCCTTTTACCAAGTCTATCAGTCCGCATACATGTTCAAGCTGGGATTCAATGTTCTTAAAGGAGTATTTTGTAAAATTCATACAGATTATTTTAAAGGTTAATAACTTCCTCATACGGGTTTTCCAATTTCTTCAGCTCGTAGAGTTCCGCTCCGTGATTCAAGGCATACGAGCGGATAAGTCTTGCTGTAGGACTTTTAGTGTCGTATGCCAGAGCGGCATCCACTGTACGGGTTGTAACATTTAGTTTCCGGGCGATTTCTTCTTTCAGCTCTCGGCTTGCTTTGATGAGTTTTCTTGTTTCTGCCATTTCGTTATTGATTTATTTAGTTATGAAATCTACCATGTATTCTCTCTGGAAAGATCCATCTTCATGAATGTGTTCCGATAACCAACGAGATGTCATTTTCCGACTTTCTTCCTCATCAAATGCCAATTCTTCCGGTTCAGGAAGTGTCTCAGTGTTTTTAATCATTCTCGTTAATTCTTCATATACCTCTTTTGGTATTTTTGCATTACTTAAGCTTACCTTATAAGTCACCTCCACCACAAGTGCTCTAACAGCGGTGTTTTCTGATTCGTTTTCCCTGATTCTATCCATAATTTGCGTTTTTAAATATTATTTTCTACCTTTAGGGCGTCTTCTTTATTGAAGACTCTGCAAATGTAAGCACTTTGCGAATATCGTGCAAGCATTTTGAGGATTATTTTATTCACATTGAATATATTTTTAAGCAAAATGGATAAGAATAAACGATTGGAAAGGCTTGTAGAATATTATGGGAATGGTAATAAATCCCATTTTGCTAAGATGTTAGGCGTTAAGGCTCAAACAATTAACACCTGGTTATCAAGAAATACCTATGACACTGAATTGATATTCGCGAAATGCGACGGTTTAAATGCTGCTTGGCTCTTAACCGGCGAAGGCAACATGCTCAGTTCCGAGTCTGAAAAGGAAGAAAAACTGCCATCCGTAAACCAAACATACGAAGGCGCACCCTACTTTAATGTGGATTTTATAGGAGGATTCGATGTAATTGTGAATGACCAGACGCGGAATCCTGACTTCTACATTAATTACCCTCCCTACAACCAGGAAGGAGTGGTTTGGTGTAACCTCACCGGTCACTCCATGGAACCGGAGATAAGCAATGGTGACATTATCGCACTTCGTGAAGTAACGACACCTATCCAGTATCTTCCGGCCGGGGAAATATACGGCATTGTCACAGAGGAATACCGCACAGTAAAAAGAGTCAGGTTAAGCCAAAAAGAAGGTTTTGTCCGGCTCATCCCTTCGAACAAAAGCGAAGAGTTCTGCGAACAGGAAATCCCCATCAGCATGATTCTAAAAGTATATGCTGTTTTGGGAAGCATCAGGAAATTCTTTTAACTATATATTATGAAAAAAGACCTTGATAAAAAATATACCTATGACGAAGTAATAGAGGCTTTAAAAAATGGAGAAATACGTGTTCCTGTTCCTGTACTTACGGGAATGAATGGTTCTAAATACCTCTTGCAACCTTCTCCATACAATGCTAGCGAATTAGACAAATGGGGTTTTACTGAATTTACTATCCATAGTGAAAAATTTAATGTACCATCCTTAGAAACTCCAAATGACGGAACCTGGTTTCAAGGAGGACCGTTATTGAGAGGATTACATCTGGCAGAAACAGAAAGCGAAGTGCAAGGATTCTTCCGGAATCTGTCTGTCTACGCTCGAAGATATTCCCCATTCAATAAAGGTTATCATTAGTGTCCCGTTAAAATGGGACGAGTTAAACAATTAATCAAAAAGCCCCGGAATCAGGGGATCATTTAGATCTTTGACATCATTGAAATTAGTCTTGTCG